CCACAAATACTTGGGGACCAATTTTTACTGAATCAATCATGCTCTTTCCTTCATTAGGCTATCAATCTTTTGACTTAGTTCATATATAGAACCGTCATTAACAATTGTAGCATCAAACGAGAAGTTATCAAGGGCTGTTTCGGACTCATGCCCATTGACTGCCCCAGTGCCAGGCTTAACTATCCTGATAAGGATACCATCACGATTCTTAATTGCCCTGTATTCATTGGGATATCTGACATCTGTTAAAACAATCTTATCAAACTTACCAGCATTTCCCATAGCCTGATTTACCCAGAAGTCTGGACCGAACATCTCTCTGCCAACCTCTGTACCCATCACCTGCAAAAGCCTTCTGGTCTCTGGGGAAAGTCTCTTGGTCTCCTCCCAGCCCAGTCCATCTACTGCCTGTGCTAGGTGAGTTGAAGTAAACTCCCCAACAGGGACCACAGGATTAAGTCTATAGAGTGCTTGCCTGATAGGATCGGCAAAGGCTACTCTACGATAGCCGTAGTTTGATATCAGGTGTTGTGCTACAGTGTCCTTACCTGTTTGTGCATAACCGCTTAGACCAATGATCATTCTTTTGCTGCACTTCCACGATTGATTCCTGCAATGTACCCTGCCTGGAATGCCTTAATCTCAACTTCAGTAGGCATAGTAGATAGGGTAGAAACCCATCTTTCCATATCAATCTTTGCTTTGCGAATGATTGCTGATAGTTGTGCATCTTGTTTACGCTTTTGGTATCTGTTATTGCTCATTGCTCAACGCCTTAAGTGTTTGTGGGAATACCTGCTCTGAAAGATCCCTAACAGCCTTAGCATACTCTTGGATTTCAAACTGTGCATCATGCTCCAAACGCTGGTTCAAGAATGTCATAACTCCCTGTAGCGAAGTTGTCCAACGCCAGCGCACATACATTCCGTATGCTGGCAAGAATAGACGTGCAAGTTCTGGAGCAATGCCATCATCCATAGCCTCGTGATACCATTCAGTGCCCTGTGCAATCATCTTAATTAGTTTGTTGGTATAAACCATTCCTAAAGAATCGCTTACTGGCTCTCCACTACCTTGCTTGCTATTCTCTGGCTTGCTACGCCACTGGTCATGCAATGGTACGTAGAACTGTTCTTCTTCTGTGATGTATCTGCGAGAAGACTCGTTCCACCCATTCTGATCGTCTACGTGTGTTGAGGAGACTGCATACTTCCACCATTGCCTTGCAACGAAGAGCGGTGCATATACTTCAAACGTGAGTGCTGCGTGACGAAACGGTGACGTGTGACCCTCACGGACGAGGAAACTAAGAAGTTTCTCGTCTCTGGGCTCAAACTCGTAAGACTCTTTATCGTATGATACACGTGCAGCGTTAACCACAGATAGATCATTACCAAGGGTATCAACAAGGCGTACATATCCTTCATCCAATACATTAATCTGATTGCTCATTCTTATTCTTTTCTACGAAGCGTTTCTCTAATTTCTTAACAATAATTCTATATGAGATTATCGCTACTGTCAACTCATAAATGGTGTTCCAAAAGAAGTCAACGATTACATGGTTTATGTCCGTTATCATCCCGATAATGACAGACCAATCCATCTCTACTCAGTTTCCTTTACGAGTGGGTCGTACAACTCATGGATTCTCTTAATCACATGCTTGATGTAGTATCCATAGTATGGGTCTTCTGTAGCCGTTGCCATGTGCTCTTTCTCAAACTCTTCAAGGAGTTCCTCATACGCCTGCAACTTGCCCTCATTAATAAGAACCTGGATAACAACCTGTTGCTCTGGTGTCATGTCCTCAATAGCGATCTTAGGCATGGCTATCCAATCACTGCAAAGATGTCTCGGTATGGCAAGATTACAAGGTTGTCACCTTCGTGCTCAATATCTGTACCAGCATACTTAGAATAGATAACCTTGTCACCTACAGATAGGTCAATAGTCATCTTGGTACCGTCTGCAAATGTTGCTCCTGCACCAACTGCCACAACGACTCCCTCGGTTGGCTTTTCCTTTTCTAGTGTCTGGATAATAAGTCCAGAGGCTGAAGTCTTTTCTGCCTCAATTAGAGGCTTTACAATTACCTTATCTTCTAAAGGTTTAATCATTTTAATACTCGTCTTTCTGGTGGGTTACACCGTGCTTGTCATCAATGTACTTGTGGATCTTGCGTAGTGCTATTGCCTTTGATACTGCAAAGCCTACTAGTAGGAATACTGCATTCCAGAAGAATTCTGATACCATATGCTCTAGCCCAAAGGTTACTTCAACGATTGTCTCTAAAAGGGATTCTCCTCCATGTGCATGCTCGTCTACGTGGTCTTCAAGTTCTGAGGTAATGACAGAATAAAACTTATTCACTATTGCTTTCCTTTACGAATGATTTCTATGGCTCTGTTGAGCCCTGCTGTATTATCAATTATATCCAAGTCTACCTCTTTAGTCAATAGTTTGATGAAGACTTTTCTTGTTTCGTTTACCGCTTTTTTACGACCAACGTCAAAGCCATCGTTCCAGGCTTCAGTCTTGATCTTTTCTAGTTTTGCTTTTGATATAAACATTTCTCTCCTTTTCGCTCCCCCACCAGGATTCGAACCTAGAATGACGGTACCAAAAACCGTAGTGTTGCCAATTACACCAAAGGGGAATAGTGGATCTTGGGAGACTTGAACTCCCGACTTTCTGCTTGCAAAGCAGACACTCTACCAACTGAGTTAAAGACCCTGAGCAGTCCCAAGGGGAGTCGAACCCCTCCTATCGCCGTGAAAGGGCGACGTTCTAACCGATAAACTATGGGACCTTAGATATCTATTGTATCAAGGATAGGGCTTAGAGTCAAGTTATTCTGCTGAATAATTTGGGAAGATCTTTGGAGTATTCTCACACATGTCTTCTACCAAGTCTGTGAATGATCGCTTGCGGAACCATCCCAGTTGGCTCTCAGCCTTGCTAGGATCGCCCAGGAGGGTCTCAACTTCTGCAGGTCTAAAGAACTTAGGGTTAATCTTTACGATAGTCTTGCCAGTATTCTTGTCAATACCGACTTCCTCTACCCCAGTGCCCTGCCATTCAATGTCAAAGCCAAAATACTTGGACGCAATGTTTACGAAGTCACGTACGGAGTGCTGCTCACCTGTAGCAATCACGAAGTCGTCTGGTTCGTCTGCCTGTAGCATTAGCCACATGGCGTAAACATAGTCCTTAGCATGCCCCCAGTCACGAAGTGCATCAATGTTGCCAAGTTCTAGGGTATCCATAGTACCCTCTTTAATAGCATTAAGAGACAAAACAATCTTGCTTGTCACAAAGTTTGCTCCACGTCTAGGTGACTCGTGGTTAAATAGGATTCCGCTAGTAGCAAACATACCATAGGATTCACGATAGTTCTTTGTAATCCAGTGACCGTACAACTTTGCTACACCATACGGAGATCTTGGATAGAATGCAGTGGTCTCCTTCTGTGGGACTTCCTGTACCTTGCCAAACATCTCAGAGGTAGATGCCTGATAAAACCTTGTCTTGTTTGTTAGTCCAGCACTTCTAATGCCTTCAAGGATTCTGAGAACACCGATGCCATCTGCCTCTGCAGTAAACTCTGCTGTGTCAAAAGATACCTGCACGTGGCTTTGTGCCCCAAGGTTGTAAATCTCGTCTGGCTCAACAAGTTTAATAAGATTAGCAATAGATGCTGAATCAGTCAGATCTCCTTGGTGAAGGAATAGATTGTCGTTGTTAAGAATACTCTTAATTCTAATTAGATTATCTGTGGATGATCGTCTCACAATACCGTGAACTTGATAGCCAATGTTGAGAAGTAGTTCAGCCAGATATGAACCATCCTGACCTGTTATGCCAGTTATAAGTGCTTTTTTCATTATTAGTCTTTCCAGATTGAATCTAGAGAAACATTCTTGGTATAGTCTTTACCAAAATCAGCAAACAGGCTCTTATCTTTCATCCTATTTACAATGCCTCTAGACCATGAGAAGCCAGCATCTCCACCCCATGCAAGCCACATAATGTATCCGTTAGATGGGTTAGACTGGCTTCCCCAGTCCTTGCCCTTCTTGTCTACCTCGTGGCGTGAGAAGTAAGAGTACATACGCTTAACAGTACTTAGCGAGAGTGTCTCTCCATTAGCCAATTGTCTAGCCCTAGTCCATCCAACTGCAGTTCCTGCTCCAGTGGCTTTGCCATCTTCCTTGAATTTAATAGCACGACGAGCAGCAGACCTGGCACCAGCAGGAGGGGAATAGCCCTCAGCCTTTTCCATTTCATCTTCATCCTCTTCTTCTGCAACCTCAATGTCAACAATGGTTGCGTCATTGTAAAGCATACCGATTGAGTATGCTGTTGGACAGAACGTTCCGTCCTCTTCTTGTTCAAACATTCTTACAGCCATTGCTGGGTTTTCTGGTGTAGACTCAATGGCATACTCTGTGCCTGGGGTTCCGTATGTTCCACCCTCAGTCATAATGTGTTCTACCTGACCAATGACTAGACCTTCAGATGTACCACCAACAACATAGTCGCCTTCAACAATTTGACGATCTACTTTGGCTACTGGAATGCAGTTTGGAACCATCTTGCCATTGTCTCCTGGCTTCATGCCACGCTGTGCGTAACCTTCCCAGCATGGGTATTTCTTGTCTACATTGCCCTCGGACTGGTTGATAGCATAAATTTGGTTTGCTGCTTCTTCGGCAGTGTCGTGGCAACCCATAACGGTGCCGTCGTCTTTTAGTGCAGGGTATCCCTTGCAACCATAAGATCCTTTTTCTCCAACATGATATGGCATTAGTCCATCTCCTCTACTTCCATGCTTACACGAATCTGCCAGCAGAACTTTTGCGATGCTGTCTGTCGGTCAGCAAAGAAGTTTGCCAATCCGTATTCTTTAGCAGCATTTGCAAGATCGCTTGCAAGAATCAAATCTTCAATATGCTTTTCAATAGACATGTATAGGTCAGCAAGCATTGGCTGGGGGTCTCCTACAATAACTGGCTCAGTAATAGTTGCCATGTCAAAGAAGTCTGTTAGTCTATATGGTGCATATGCCTTCAAGATACGCAGCCACTCAGCATAGGTGTCTGTGGCACCGTCATAGTTTTCGTAAATCTCGCCAAAGAAATCGTGGAACTGCTTAAAGTCGTCTGACTCTACGTTCCAGTGGTATCCGTGTGCCTTAAACTTAAGAGCAATGTTGTCTGCTAAAAGCATTCTTAGTTGTGTTAGTAATTGTTCCATAGGACAATTATAGCATAGGAATGGGCAGTTTTAACTCATGCCCAGGAGATATTGACTAGTTAATGCTAATCTTTTTTGGCTTCTTGTCTTCTGGAACACGCTTGTACAGGTCAATGTACAGAATTCCATCAATCATAGATGCCCTGTCTACCTCAAAGTATTCTGGCAGATTAAAGGAACGAGTGAACTTACGACCTGCAATACCCTTGTGGATATAGTTCGCCCCCTCGTCCTCTTGACGCTCACCCTTAACAGTTAGCACATCCTTCTCTACCAAGATGTCAATGCCCTTTTGGTTGAATCCAGCAACAGCAAATTCAAGAACTAGATGTTCGTCTGAGATCTTGTTGATGTTGTATGGTGGGTAGGTTGCCTTTACTGGCTGTCCTGTGTAGAATGCCTTCTCAAATTCCTGAGCAAGGTTTCCAAATGGGAAGAGTAGGTCTCTTCCTGTGTGCGGTGTACGTGTGTATACCATATGTATCATCTCCTAATATTTAGCGAGTTAATTGCCCCCAATTGGCAGGCATAAATATTATAGCACATGCTATAATTGATGTAAATAGAAAAGAGTTTTATGTTGAAACCAACAATTTTAGTCTATTCAGTTATTCGAAATGAAGCAAACTATATAGACAGATATTACGATCAACTTAAGCAGATGGTCAAATCATTCCATCTATCTATGAGAACGACTCTACCGATGGTACCCCAGGACTTATCAGGGACAAGGATTGGTCATTCTTTGAGGACTTCTCTTTTGTATCTGAAAAACTTATGACAAAGAACTACGGCTCGGTTAAATCAAAGGATAGGGTCAAGAATCTTTCTATTGCCAGAAACAAGGCTTTGGAAGTTAAAGACTTTTTGTCTCAGGCAGATTACGTTATGATGGTGGAATCTGACATGCGTTTTGATAATAAAACTATTAAACAAATATTAAACTTTAAAGATCTTGAGCCAGACTTTGACATTGTCTCTGGGCTTACCGTAAACAACCATCCTGTTTATGACAGTTGGGCTACTCGCAAGGGTCCAAGATTTACTAGTCACGAAGAGGTGAGACTGTATGACGTAACGTCTAAGCCTTATGACAAGTATTACGCCACGTCCAATGGTGTATGCCTATACAGAGCACAGCCATTTAAAGATGGTGTTAGGTATGGCTACATCAATCCTGTTACAAACAGATTTGATTGTGATACCGTGGTTGTTTGCCAGAACTTTCACAAGGCTGGATTTGAAAACATATACATTATCCATACTGCAAAAATATATCACGAAAACTTTTAGGTAAAAGAAAAGCCAGGGTCTCCCCTGGCTATCTTTTTATTCGTACTACTTCTTTGGAGTAGTCTTCTTTGCTACTGGCTTCTTTGCAGGAGCCTTAACAACCTTGACATCCTTAAGTGCCTCTGCGATTTCCTCTACAGGTGGCAACTGGCGACCGAATGCTGGATCCTTTGGGTTCACGTAGCGTAGTGCTACAGGAACTAGGGCTGCCAACAATGAGTACACTAGGTCTTCTAGAGGTACTCCTGCCAAGTAAAGAGCAAGTCCAGCACCAAGGACTGAGCGTCCATATGATGCGAGTAGTGCCTTGAGTTGTGCGTTCATTTATTTCTCCTTGTTTTCTTTTGGCAACATGTCGAATAGTTCTTTTAGCGATTCGTCAAGTGCCTTTTTGTTATCGTATTTTTCTTTTAATACGAGAATTGTGTTTTGAACATTGTCAATATAATTAAATGCCCATTCACGAGAGTCTGACAGGAACTTAACGAACCCATCATTCTGATCAATTGGCTCTTCCCTGCCAAGAGCCTGAGTAGAAATCATGTCCTCAAGTGCTGATCTTTCGATATGCAACTCAATTACATTTTTTACCAGTCTCCTGTTTTTACCAAATAAGTAAAAGGCATAGCCAATTGACACAATTGATATTAGGCTTATTAGTGTAAAAGCAATTACTTCATAATTCATTATTGCTCCTTACCTCCCTCACGGACCAATAGAACGATTGCTCCATTGTCCTCAAGAGCCTTTTTGACCCTAACCATATACTCAATTGCTCCACGCTTTTCGTCG